GTTTAATCAGCAACAACCTATGGATATAGATGATTATGACCCTATACAATAGTTTTTAGTTTTACTATAGTGGCTTTGATAAATAGTGCACCACAATCGCAAGGAGCCGCTGATTGAAAGTACATCACTATACTCTTCCGCTCAAGCCATTGCCTTGGACGCAAACTAAGCACCCCGCTAATCTCTTCTACGATAATCAAAAACATATACGTAACTGTTACATATTCTATTTCGAACAACAACATGGTGATAAGAAGCCCTTTCAAGGGCCTCTGTGGGTCGATAGAGAGTTCTATTTCCCCATACCCGACCTTTTAAGGAGACGTCCAACCGATCAAGAGATGTGGATGTACACCATGCCAGGACTGGATCATTGTAATAAGTTGCTTATAGAATCTATGAAGATCGCTGGGGTAATAAAAGATGACAAATATATATGCAAAGAATCTGGAATAAAGAAATACTCCAAGAACCCACGCATAGTGGTAACAATAACGGAGCTTGATACATGAATAAGAAGCGAACTAAATTACCAAAAGAAAATACTACCAATAATACTGTTGAAGTCTTAATGCTGCAAAGCGGTCGTAGTATAGTATCTGCGGCGAAAAACGATGTCTCTATGTTCTTTCCTGATAAGGATTCATGGAGAAATAGGCTTAAGTATACGATGATCGATTGGGCTGAGCGTGATACCTCTTTGGATATATATTCTTTCTATCAAGAATATCGTATACCGCGACAGACTTTCTATGATTGGATAACCAATTACCCTGATATAAAAGCAGTTCATCAAGAAGTAATGCTTACTATAGGATGTCGTAAAAGACTCGGAGCTTTAATGCGTAAGTTTGATAAAGATGTCGCCTTCAAGGATATGTATAAATATGATCCTGAATGGAAAGAGATCGATCATCATTTGCAGACAATAAAGAACGATCTTATACGTAATCAACAGGATGTCTTCATCAAGATGTACGCTGCTCCCAATACCGATGTTCCCGAACTGCCTACGAGGAAGGATATAGAATGATCCTACCTGATACAAGAACACTCGGCATTATGATACATCGTGATCTGCCTGAACCACTCTACTATCTTATTGAGAACGATGAATCAGCAGAAGAGATGCGCGAAGCTATCTTATATTGCCGAACTGCGGAAGAGCGTAGAAGTAAGAATGGGCGTGTTGTTGTGGATGCCTACTCGCGCCACGAAAAACGTAAGAGCGATATAAACCGCGCGGGCGACAAGTACTTTGTAGATAAGAAACAATTACGCAAGCACTTAACGGCTATAGATACATTGATAAAGGAGAGTAATGCCAGTAATACCAGGAACTAGATACAAGATAGACGATAATGTTATGTTTGAAGCGATCAGCTACTGCCTACGCGCTCAAGAAAGTAGAGATAAGAGAGAGAGTAGGTCGGAGAAGCCGTACGCACCTTTATGGGATCAAACGCGATCATCAAAGAAATACGGTGTAGATGTGCATGTATTGAGATTGCACTTAAAGCGCATTGCTTCTATGCAGACTGATGAAGAAATCCAGATGGATATACCAGACAACAGAAGCGATAAAGAGATGAAAATAGAGGAACTCAATGACACTCTTGAAGACATATGGAAACAACTGTATCAGCTCAAAATGAGGATACGTCAATGGTTATAATGGCTCTATTGAATACCTTTAAGCGAGTATCTTGGTATTTTGCCAGTAAGAAGCATGTCATTATAACCTATACCAATGGCGATATAGATATATTCCCCACAGCTGATAGTACAGAGATAGATGATTTCTTACAGTTCTTGCAGGATAACGATAATGCTGCTCTCGCCATATTGCTTGGGGGAAGAGTGAAGCTCATAAATTTTCTACTAGTACGCAGTGTTGAGGTTGTTGAAGGTATTATGAATGAAATTAAGGAGTAATGAATGAAAATATTATGTTTTAGTAAGTGCCATAACGATAGTGACGATTGTCTGCGTAAACTAAGGGTATATACCAAGCAAAATGAAACCCTTATAGAAGAATTGAGGGATTCCCGTAAAGTTATAAGCGAGCACAGTAACACTATCACTGAACTCACCTGCCGCTTTAAGCAAGAGAAAGAGTCACTTGAGCGAGAACTGGATAACGTGCGTAGACAATTGGAAGATTGCTCTGCTAATTGTAAATCATCACCGTCTGATGAGAGTTGCTTTGATGAAGAAGAAGAAAATAAAGCGCGATCACAAGACGTAACTATAAAAGATATATTCACTGTTATCCACAATATGGAGCAGAAGGAACGTAAGGCAGCGCGCGATGAAAAGGGAAAAAGAAAGTATACCAAGAGACAACGGTAGTATATGATTGCGAACTTGTTGAGTATAAGGACGGTATCATACGTAAGATGAAGATAAGGAGTCGTTGGGATGAAATGGATAAGTGTTAATGATAAACTTCCCGATAGATTTGATGACGTTATTGTATATATACGGAAGGCCCTGAATAATGAATGAATACATAAAAGCTCTATTATTGGTGGTGATACTACCGTTGGTGTTATTATTTAGTTGGCATATGAATATTTATATGAATAAAAAAATGGGATTTGTGCATAGGGAAGGAATTCAAGTTGAGACATTCAATGAAGACGGTTCATGGAGTAGTTCTTTTCCAGGAAAAATAACTCATTGGATGCCATTGCCTTTAGGGCCTCATGAAATAGAAGATAATAATGAATGTTGAAATAGAGATTGAGTTAAATAAATTTCAGTTACGAGATTATCAGGCTCCTATTTGGGATGCTATTGAGAACAAAGGCTATCGTAAGGTTCTTGCAGTTCTTCCACGACGAGCGGGAAAGGATATCACAGCCTGGAATTTAGCAATAAGACAATGCTTGAAGAAGGTCTGCATGGTATTTTACATGCTACCTGAAAATAAACAGGCTAAAAAAGTTATCTTTGATGGAATAACTATCGATTCAGTTCGGTTTATCGACTATATTCCTAAGCAGGTTATCAAATCTATTAATAGTCAGGAACTCAAGATAAGTTTCATCAATGGATCTATCTTACAACTTGTTGGAGCTGACAATTGGGATAGTATCCGTGGTACAAATCCCTACGCTGTCGTTCTTTCTGAGTATGCCTATATGAAAGATGGCGTCGCTATCATGGACGTTATATCACCGATTCTCGCTGTTTCGGGTGGCTGGGTTCTTTTGGTCAGTACACCATGGGGTAAAAATCATCAATGGCATTTACATATGATGGCACGTGAGCTTAAAGACTGGTATGTTCTCTTTAAGAAGACCTCAGAGATAAACCATGTGCCCCAAGAAGCACTTGAGTCTGAACGAAAACGTATGAGTCCGGAGAAGTTCCTACAAGAGTATGAATGCTCCTATGAACGTGGAGTTGAAGGGACTTATTACGGTCGAGCATTAGAGGATATAAGACAACGCGGTCAGATAACCTCAGTAGCATGGGAACCTGGGCTACTTACTCATGTGGCGATCGATATCGGGGTCTCGGATGCCACTACGATGATCTGGTTCCAGTCTGTCGGTGAAGGAACGGTGATAAGAATAATAGATTGTTACAGCAATAACGGTGTTGGATTAGACCATTACGCAAAGATACTCCAGGATAAACCGTACCGCATGGGGGTATATCTGGCCCCGTTTGATCTTAAAGTTCGTGAGTGGGGCGGTGGAGCTATCACACGCTATGAAAAAGCACGGCAATTGGGTATAGATTTCACTATCTTAGACCAGATAGGTATTGCTGACGGTATAGAGAACGTACTTACGCATTTTCCTAAGTTCTGGATAGATGAAAATAAGTGTCGTTCTCTTATTGATGCCCTTGAGAACTATTACAGAGAATGGGATGAGTCTAAGCGCAAGTATAATGATAAACCCTTAAAGAACTGGGCGGCACATTATTGTTTTACAGCAGATACAAAAGTATTGACGCGTATCGGAATGCGCCCTATTATTGAGTTAAAAGATAATGATGAAGTCTTAACTCTTGAAGGATGGAAACCGTGTACACGATCGATGAAGATAAAAGAGAATGCGCGACTTGTGGAAGTGAAATTCGACGACAATACAAAAGTGAGATGTACGCCGGATCATATGTTCTTAATGGAGAGCGAATGGATATCAGCAAGAGACCTTCAGAAGGATATGTTGATCCAATCATACTCGACAAATGGCTACAATATTTTCAGGGAAATATTTATAGATTGTATAAAAACGAGCGATATTTCAGCTCTTTCTCTAAAAGATTGCATACTGATGTATGGAAAGCAGCTTTTGGAAATATGCCAGAAGGATGTCATATCCATCATCAAGATTCGAATCCCTCAAATAATGCATTGTCCAATCTTATTTGCTTGCCTGAAAAAGAACATAGAATTATACCTAAATCATATAATCCAGGAATCTCAGAAGTATGTAGAGACGCTGCAAGAAGATGGCATGGATCGCCCGAAGGCATACAATGGCACAAACAGCAAGCAATTCGATGTAAGTCATGGGAAAATTGGAAATACGAAGCAAGACAATGTGGGTTTTGTGGAAAAGATTTTAATGCTGTTGTCAGAAATGGAAAATCTGCACATAAATGGTGTCACCCGAATTGTAAGGCCGCTGCGGGTCGTCAGCGTCGAAAAGTTGAAAGAGCGTGAAGATGTATTTTGTATTAGCGTTCCTTCTATAGGCCATTTTTCATTAGCAAACGGCGCAATAGTAAAGAATTGTGATGCGCTCAGATATCTCTGCATGGGACTACATAAGACAACAGCGGGACTCAGTGCAGACAAGTTCAATGAGATAAGAAATAAGCATATATATGGCAATAGGCAGAACCCGTGGGATTTCTTTGCCAACTCGGATTCATATAAGAGGTTCTAGATGATACTTGAGAGAATTGAAATATCTAGTCAAAAAATGACTCGTTCTCGATTTGTATATGCACGATCGTATACAGATGTTATAGGTTGTGAATATATGGAATACACAAAACCATGGAAAGAAGACTTAGAGTTTATGGGTGATGATTGGCTTAAAGATTGGCCACATATTGAGAAAGTACTTACTGAAATGGGTGTGAGAATAATAACCGATGAACCAAATGATTAGGACGTTCTAGATGACACTAAAAGAATATGGAGCTAAAAGATACGAAATAATGGTAGATTGTCTCAATGAATGTAAAGATTCAGATACCACTTATTCGGAATGGAATGATATGGTAAAAGATAAAAGTAAGGGATTATGGGAGCAAATTGATGAAAGAGACCGCTATATACTTGAAAATTGGAGTCCATTGAGCACTAAAACACTTAAGCAGCTGAATAACGATGCAAATGAAAAGTTAAGATGACACTAAAAGAATATGGCGTTATTAAAACAGAGATAATGCAAAGATTGTATGATGAAAACCCGTTTGAAAAGGGCAATGAAGTCGGCCGTAAGATTTGGTTTGATAAAGTACAGCAAGAATCTGCTGGATTATGGGAGCAGATAGATGAAGAAGAAAAATCTAAACTGAAATTCGATTTCCCATTTGATACGGATAATTAATGGCTAAGAGGACAACTCAAGATATAAAAAGAAAAATTAATATTGACGCATTTACAATATTTGGTAAATCTCTGGATGATCTGAATAATTATGAAAAACTATTTCTGCAAGTGAAGTCACTTAATGAAAAAATAATAATTGTATATGAATTAGTAAGTAGACTACAAGCAGACGTTGATGCTTTAAAGGAGAATTAAATGCACGCTCGTGTAAAACCCATCGGTAAAGACATTTTGATCAAAGTTCTTAACCCTGAAGAACAAGAATCTAAGACATCAGGAGGACTTTATATACCAGAAGAAGCCAACCCTTTTGCAGGAAAACTCTACAAGGCAGAAGTATTAAAAGTAGGTGGTGATGTTGATAAGATATGCTCAGGCGATATTATTCTCTGTAAGTACCAGACTGGTATAGAAGTAGACTATGACGTGATCATCATGAAAGAAGAGGAAGTAATTGGAAGATTCTAAAAATATATATAGCGAATTATATAGCTGCTATAAATGCTCTGAGATGATCTGCCTTCAGGGGCCAGAAAGTAGAGATTGGTGTTCAGGATGTACGGGTGAGGGTGCTGGTAAGCATTGGCATGTAGAGTGTCCCATAAAATAGAGATTGCTTATAGCATATTTCGTAGTCTACGCTGCTCTAGGTATAAATTTTATCTAGAAGGATGGTACTACTATGCTCATGAGACCTCCAGAGTCACTCGGTGGAAAATACGGTGACTACGGCCCAATAAAACTTAAAATAGAATCAAGTTACAATGCCAATCAATCTATATGGCAAGTTTATTGGAACGAGGCAACACTCGATGTAGCTCTTGAAGCAGGACTGACTGACCTACAGGCTGGTACTAACTCCACATTCACCAACAACAACAACCGCGGACAGTTCTACTTTAACCACGTAAGACCTTTGGGATTACAGCTTAAGGGATACCAACAAAAGAACCGCAAGTCGCTTGTAGTTGTACCTGGAGAGAACGGTGACCAGAAGACTGCTGATCAGTGGTCAAAGATACTCCTCACACTATTTAATAAAGAAAACATCTACTCAACTATCTCCGAAGCGTTCCACCAGGGCGCGTTCATGACCGGTATGAACTTACTTCAAGTCTATATGGACTGGACTCGCGACCCTGTTAATGGCGACCTTAAAGTTGAGAACTTGGCTTATAATAGATTCTTCATCGATCCATACTATAGAGATAAAATATATCTATCAGATTGTAGTTTTATATGGAAACGTAGCTACGTAACGCATAGTGAAGCGGCAGCTCTCATGCCCGAACACTATGAACGCATTATGTCTATACCTGGCAATCCAGCCGGAGCAGGTTCACGCGACGGTCGGTTCCAGTGGCTGCCAGAAGCCTACGGGCAGTCTCAAAAAAATGTCATATCATACGACGAATACTACTACCGCGATTACCGTGAACAGATATTATTGATAGACACTGATAATGGCGAGACAAGAGAATTCTTCGATGATGGTACGTTGCCATTGGCAGACTTCTTAGAGATGAACCCCAATGTCACTTTTATACGACAAGATGTGCCTACCATACGTGTAGCAATCATGATCCAGGATGAAGTATATTACGATGGTGCCTCAGGATCTGATGAATACATGTTTATTCCCGTTCTTGGGTTCTATAACTCAATGATGCCGTATTTCTACAATAGAATACAGGGTATATGCCGCTCCTTGAGAGATGTTCAGGCTATGCTCAATAGACGTATCAATCTTAATGCCGATTTTGCTGAGTCAGCTCTTAATACTGGTTGGATATTCAAAGAAGATGCAGTCATAGACGTTAATCATCTATTCCAAACAGGACAAGGCCGCGTTATACCGCTTAAGAAATCTGCTCAGATGACAGATATCATGCCTATACCAGCCCCACAAGTTCCCCCGTCATATTTCCAGATGCAAGAAACTTACCTTAACGAGTTTCCTCTTGTATCAGGCATAACTACCGAACTTATGGGTAACGCAGATAACGATAAGTCTGGATACAGAACAAGATTATTACAAGGTGCAGGACTTACTACTCTTCAACCTTTATTCTCTGCCTTAGACGATGCTCAGCAACGCCTCGGTTATCTTATGATGGAACTTATCCGAACTAACTATACACCAGGTAAGATACGTAATTTATTGGAGGGAAAAGAGCCGGAACCATTCTTCTATTCAAGAAACTTTGCACAATATCATTGTACCGTTGAACTTGGTTATGATACTGAGTCTCAGAAACAGATGCAATTCTTGCAGTTATTACAACTCAAGGAACTTGGCGTCGCTATACCTGATACTGATATCCTTAACGCGGCTACGATACAGAACAAGACAGAGATCATTGAGCGTATGCAGCAACAACAACAACAAGCAGAACAGATGCAGCAGATGCAGCAGCAAATGCAACAACTACAGATGCAAGCACAGATTGACTCGATGCAGGCTAAAGCTGAATCTGATCGTGGCTGGGCGGCTGAACGCTATAGTCGTATCGGTGAGAACCAGGCACTTCAGTATGAACGTACCGCTAAAGCTGCTCACGATAAAGAACTGGCTATATCTGAACACCATAGAGATGAAGAAGCGTCATTACTTAACTTTATTAAGGCGGCAAAAGAACTTCGTTCTATAGATATAGATCAGCTAGCTCAGATCATGCAAATATCTCATCAAATAGATGCTGAACGGCGTCTGGATGATCAACCAATGTCTGATAGTAAAAATACTAAACGGATAGCTCAGAAACCTAAAAACCCACAATTTGCATAAGGAACTCCTATGGAATTCTTACAATTAGTATCTACCATCGCATCAAACTTAACCTCATCAAACGTAGGCGATTTTATTAGTCTCGTTGAAGGGCTTGTCTCCCTTGGTGAGAACATGTTAGAACATAAAGAGAGTGCCGCGCCTGCCTCAGCGGTTGCTCCTTCAGCTACACAAAGTTAGAGGACATACCTTGCAGCAACTTTATAAAGTTGGCCTGTAGTAACTAAAGAAAGGTGCTCATATGGCACGCAATTATGATTCAAAAAAACGTAGAATGGAACACGAAGGTCGTGATCACAAACGCTACGAAAAAGATAGAGAAGGCATGGAATATGCTCGCAACTCTATCAATGAAGGCAGCGACAGAGCAATGCAACGACGCGAAGATAAATCTTATGGTCGCTATGATGGTTCTCAGAAATTGATGAGCCGTGACGCTGGAATGATCAAAGAAGATTGGGACGCAGCTTGCTTATTGCCACGTGGTGTTATTGAAAAAGAATGGCCAGGAGCAGGCGACTACATGCGTAAAGATATTCCTAACCTGTTTTCAGGGGTTCAGGAAACTATGCGCGAAGATGGTAACGCCTTCATGAAATCCAATAAGCCTCGTCAGTATTAATATGGCAGGCGGAGCAGCCGTACGGCCTAATAAGAAGGCTAAAAAAATAGCCTACGACATTCTACAAACTCCTAAGAATCTTCGTCAGTTCACTCAACCTGAACCAACTAAGAAACAGAAGAAAGAATGGTTTAAAGATAGTATTATAGCGCAATAAGCCTCTATTATTGGTGATCCTGGTGTGTATGGTGAGTCCTTCCTGTACACACCAGCTAATTGAAAGACTACAATGAAAAAAATGTGTTCTAAATGTAAAAAATCTGCATGTAAATGTAAGAAAATGGCTTAATTATGGCAGAAATAAAAGATTATGATTGTTTGAAGGAATTCTACGAAAAATACCCTGATGCTAAAGAACATCAATTAATAGGTTGTGGAAATGAACGATGTAAGAATTGTACCGACTGGTAATAATCATGACAAAGAACTGGATAAAAGGTGCCATTAAGCACAAGGGTGCACTCAGGGAAGAACTTCATGTCAAAAAAGGCAAGAAGATACCCGAAAAGAAACTGGAAAAGGCTGCTGAAAAAGGCGGTGTTGAAGGTAAGCGTGCTAATTTAGCGATTACGTTAAAAAAACTCAGAAAGACAAAGTAATATGCCTTACGCTAAACCATCTGATTCTAAGAAGAAGAAACGCAAAGTTATGAAAGAATCCATGGAACGCTTTGAAGAGGGCGGGATGCACTCTGGTTCAACTAAGGGACCAGTAGTAACCAATCCTAAACAAGCGATTGCGATTTCTATGAATATGTCTGGTCAGTCTAAGTCTAAAAAGAAAAAGAAAAAATAGTGCTATAACGCACACATAAGAACTCTATGGCTTTACTCATGTTTGTTTTTCATTACTACTCTCCTTTTTTCCCCATGAACTAATCACTCATGGGGTTTTACTTTAGTAATATCGGTGATCTATAATGCGCGGTATGAATAAACCAACCCGTAAATCCTATGGTCAGCATGTATTAGAAGATTGGAAGGCTCCTACAGAGACCGCTACGATGCACGATGTCGACGATGCGCGAAGCGGCTGGGAGAAAGAGATTCTGAAGAATATTAACGAAACTGTAGAAAAAACACTCATTGACCCTCATTTTAACAATAAAGATTTCTATATATTAGTCCTCTTTA